ATGTTTGGATTGGCAATTCTAAATTCTCTCATATTTTCTATTTCTGTGATACCTGCATAACCACCAGGTGCATCAACTAATCCACGCTTCGCGTTCATCAATCCTCCACCCATAGCTCTAACTCTTCCACCGTGAGCGTATAATCCTAAAGACTGTAATGTTTCTATAATAATATCTTCACTGTGTTGACCCGCTTCCATAGCTGCTCGAATCGCTAACGCTCGACCTTCGTCATTAGCAAGTTCACCTGCTGAAGACTCATAATCTGCTAAAGCTTGTTCATAATCTTTCATAGCTCTAGTATTTTCTGCGTACATAACATCGCCGGTAGCTTGAGCTACAGGAAGTCCTGCTGCTTGAAGAGTAGCTTTATTAAATCCTAAACCATCTCCTCTTAAAACATTTCCTGCTGATTGTAATTTATCTGCTCCACCTATTAACATGTCTAATCCTTTATTTTTAAAAGTTTCTATTCCTGAAAGTTCAGGAGCTGAAACTACTTTATCTAAATACATATTTTTAGTAGCTCCTGCTGGAGTTTTAAAACCTGTTAAAGCATCCTGTGCTCCAGCTGCTGTACCAAAACCTTGTAAAGCTCCTAGACCTGCTGATAACGCATTAATTTCTCCTTCATTACCTTCTTGTGCTAATTGAGAACCTATATTTAAACCACCTGACATAGCGGCCCTTAAATAAGGATTAGCTAATATTCCTTGAAAACCACTTGCTCCCACCATTCCCGGTCCTGCTAAATAAGGTGCAAACGCTGCGGCATAGGGTAAGAAAGGTTTAATTTCGTTAGGTACTACTTTATCAAGTACTTTAGATACTGGTCTAAATATTTTTTTAAATAATCCCATAGTTTTTCTTTAAATTATTGATTGACAAGCAAGTGTGCAAAACTTGTATTAATGCTAGTATCTTACAATTTACTAGGTTTTTAGTCACTAGTCAATTAGAGATTACTTTTACCACCTAAAGGCATCTGAGCTACTTTAACATGTACATCACGTTTTATGTGCTCTCTTTTAGTGGTAGTGTTAGGATCGTTAATGTCTGCTTCCATCTCAGCATCCGACATATATTCTTTACCTGTTTCTTTATGCTTAATTGTAATTTCTACTTCAGGCTTAATAAAAGCTACTTTTTTTCCTTCTATTGTTTCGTATTCAATACTAGGTTTTTGAGTTATAAATGGCATTATTTTTTCCTCTTCTTTTTCTTTTTAGATTTACTTCCGTATTCCTTTTCCCATTTTTTAGCAATTTTAGGATGATTTTTCCACAAGTATTTTCTTTGTTTTTCTGATTGAAAAGGCATTATTTATCTACCCTATTAATCTCTAGTAAACTTACGGTTACATCAGGACCTGTAACATCTGATAAAAATTTTAAAGTATCTTTTTCTTCCAAGACTAATATGTTTTGAATAAATTCTTCTTTAGACCCTGCAGCCAAGGTAGCCGAATTATCATAAATATAATCAGTTCCATCAGCAAAATTTCCAATAGAAACCGTAACATCTGCAGCCCCTGCTCCACCATTATAAACATGAATAGATTTAACTAAAGCTCTTGAGTTATCAGGAACCGTATAAGCCGTGTTAACGGTTGCTGTTATTAAATCAGTATTTACTTTTCTATAAATATTAGCCACTAAACCACGTAAACCTTTCTTGATCTTCTTTAAGTTGAGTTAAATAAGTAGCATTTAATTGTTCAACAATCAAAGTAATTGCTCTGTTAATTTGTCTTTGATTATCTTCACTATATTCTTTTCTTGGCTCAGGTAATCTTACTACTATCTTTGTCATTATCTTCTACCATCTGGTTGAATGTCTACTTGAAAAGTTCCAAATCGCCACGACTCCCCTGAAGCGGTGTTAGCTAATTTTAAATTTGCATATCTTCCTCTAGCTCTTGTATCTATTTTTTGAGTAGAAGAGTTAACAGTAAAAGGACTATACGTAGAAGGTACATCATTAGTTGCTGGATAATCAGTCACGGAAACCGTAACTTCGTTATTACCTGTTAAGACTTTAAAGTTAGGTAAGAATCTTCTCATTGCTAAAAAGACTTCACTTTGATTAGGTTGTAAAGAAAAACTAAATGATTGAATAAAAGAAGTTAAAGCTGTTGTACTTCCATCAGGATTAACTTGATCGGTCCCCGTTTCGTGTGCGTAATAAGTAGTTTGTCCTAATCCTGTTTCACCTATAACACTAGGAAAAGTTCCTGTTGCTGTGCTATCAAAAGAAGTAGCGTAAGGTTGAGGATAAATTAAAGTATCCATCCACGTTGTTCTATTAAAGTTTGTATTTGTATTTGTATACCATGTACCAAGTGGTGGTTGTTTAGCTTCTCCATAATTATAAGCAACAGATCTATTATTAAAAGTAGATCCTGAAGATGGATACCACCAAATAACTTCTGTAAATAAATTATTTAAACCTGCACAAATTTGTTGACCTTTAGTTGTATCTACATCATCAAATACATAATCTTCTACACTACAAGATAGTGAGTTTACGGTACCATCAAAAGCAAAAAAACCATTGTTAGACATCCAATAAGCAACACCATCAATTTCGATGGCTGCATTTTGACCAATCAATCCACAGTTAGTTCCCACTTGTTCAAATCCAAAAGTAAAAGGAGCACCAACAAATTTCATTGTGTATAGTGCGTTGTTAGTCCATACTAAAATATTTTCTTTTGCAATCAACGATCCTATAATTTTAGTACCATCTTGTAATCTTTGTGTTCCTGCTGCATTTGTAGCTAAAGGAGTATATTGATTTATTTGTTCAGCGTTTGAGAATCTTATAAACATATCATCTTGTGTACTAGTATCACCAATACTAGTTTGAGTTCCAAAATGAATTAAGTGTCTTGTTGTAGGAGATACTAAAGTTAATCTTGATTGTGTTGGATTTCCTACAGCTTCATTAGATTGTCCACCTAATGTATTGGCTGCTGTTAAAGTTCCTGTTGCTGTCCAATATTCTGAAGTATCAATATCAGTAGAGCCTGGAGATAAAGTTGTTCGTGATGCTCTTGTTGTAAATCTTGCTGCTGAAGATGAATCCCATGTATAAGTTTTACCATTAGAAATAGTTGCAACTAATACATCTCCCCAATTACTAAATGACCACAAGCCAGGTTCTAATGTTACTGTTGATGCATTAACAGCTGCACCCCACCCATTCCAATTCGTAGATTGTGTAACTGCTGTTCCTGAATCCCAAGTAGCTTGAGCTACTGTTCCATTTAAAGCTCTAACAACAGTAGTTAAATTTCCTGGAGCTGCATCAGTATTACCTGTGTAAGTCGTTAATTCTCCAGATGTTTCTGCAGAAGTAATAACTTGTGTAACTACAGTTTCTGTAGGATTACTTGTCTGCGCCGTAGTATTAGATTGTTCTCTTGTACATCCTGTTAAATTAGTTCCTGTATTTCCTGTGTAAGTAACAATTTCTGCATTGGATCCATCGGTTGGAAAAATAACAACGGTGCCTGTTTCAAAAAAAGAAGTGGCTTCTCCGGTTTGTAAAATAATAGTTGTATCAGCTGCAGCTAAAGTGGCATTGGTTGTGCTTGAAGCAGGTCCAGTTCGACCTAAAAAAGCTCCTGCTGTTCCTGTAGCGGGAATAGTAAAAGAAGTAGAGTCAGCTAAAGTAAGAGTGACGTCTGCTGCTGCTGCGGCAGAATTTAAAGTTGAAGCAGCATCGGCTGCTGTTGTTCCACCAAAATTACCTACACCAAAACCATAACCATAAGTTTGTTCAGCAGGACCTACTTCAATATAAGGTTTAACAGTAACAGCTCCTCCTGTAGCAATAATAGCGGTAGCTTGGTTTAAAGAATTAATAGTAAAAGTAGTGTCTGTTGGAATAGTTAAAACTTGAAAAAGTTTATCTTCAAAGTCAGCTGCATTTAATCCTGTACCTCCAGGTAAAGTAACTGTATCTAAAATAACCATATCTCCTACACTTAAAAGATGAGCACCTGTTGTGGTAAGAGTACATGTTTTTTCTGTAGTGCTATCTGTTGAAATAGTAGATGCAAAAGTAGTTAAAGTTCCTACGTTGTTATCAACAAAAGGAGTAATATCAAAAAGTTGACCTTCAAAATAAATAAGTAAAAATTTGTCAGTACCAATAGCTACATATCTATTTCCATCTTTATCAACAAAAGAATATTGCGCTCGTGCAACACCCACAATTGTATCGGTAAGTAAAGAAGACCAACCTCCTATTTTTTCAGGAAGTCCATATCTAAATCGTGCTAAGTCTGAATCGGTCCACCGTCCTGTGGCACCTACACTTGTATCTTGTTTGTCTATTCCGGGTGCGAATTTAATTTCTGTGAGCATCTATTTGCTCCTATTGGTTCGTGGATTTATAAATCCAACCTTTAGTGGCATTGGTATAAATATACGTAACCGATTGGTTATTAATAGCTAAAGTATCATCACC